CAGTGAGGGGTAAGATTCGTCGTCCTGGTATTCACTCTAAGAAGAGGTCTAGTGTATTAAAAACTAGCAAAAATTATAGTAAGCGTTATAACCGACAAGGTAGGTAAGATGTTAAACAATTTACTGAACATTTTTAATTTAATCAAGATAGGTTCTCGCCGGCAGACGTTGGAGAGTAGTGATTTGTTCATGCTTGGTGTTAAAAATGGTAAGTATGATGGGGATTATAGACCTGCTATTATTAGTTGGCAGGACTTGATTAACTATATAAACTTGAGTACTCCTGCTGCGGGTGGGTTATTTTCTCAAACTGTTGATGGGCCTGTTGTTACTAATACTACTGTTGAGTCTAGTATATTAGGTACTGGTGTTGGTAGTTTGAGTGTTCCCGCGGGGGCTTTTAGAGTTGGTGATAGTTTCCATGTAGTTATTATTGGCCATTTATCCTCTAAAAACAATGATGATCTGCGTATAAGAGTTAAGTCAGGAGCTGTGGTATTAGTTGATACTGGTTTTATAAATATGCCAGGATTAACTAATAAACATTTTGAGTTAAACATTGACTTTACAGTACGAGCAATTGGCGGTGCTGGTGTAGCTAGTATTGCTAGCGGTGGTCAGTTTACTTATATAAAGAATGCTTCTACTACTTTTGAGGGGGCTGATTTTAGTGTTGTAAACAATACAACTTTTGATACTACTGTAAATAATACGCTTGATCTTACTATTGAATGGAATGCTGCAGATGCTTTGAACTCTATTTATACTGAAATTGTAACATTATCTAAAACTTATTAACCATGTCAATTGGAAATATAAAAACGTATGGTCAAAAGGGTAGTAATATGCCCTACCAGCTCAAGGTACTTGAGGGGTTGCAAGCTTTATTTACTTCATTATCTACATTTGTTGGTAATACAGGTAGTTCTACTGGGGCTTTATTGTCATCTACTGGAGCGGGTACTGTAGCTGTTGCTACAAAATCTGTTTCTATTTATAATGCTGGCGCCGCGCCGGGCACTGTAAATGTAAATGGTGGTGGTAACGTTAGTATACCTGGTGGTGTTACTTTGAACTTTGATGCTGGCACTGCGTCTAAATATCCTACTAGTCATTTTGCTTACAACGCAACTGGTACAACCTTTATTATTAGTTATACTTACTAATGGGTAATAACATTAACATAGGTAAATACCTTGGATCTAAGGTAAGGGGTATTGAGCCGCCAATTGTAGGCGCTTCGTATTTCTTAGACTTGTATCCTGGTGCAAATGCAGCATTTTCTTTGCGTAAACAGAGGAGCACTTATACAGGTAATGCTGTGCGCGTGCGTAGGAGTACTGATAATGCCGAGTTAGATATACCTTTTATTGGGAATGTTGTAGACACAGCTACAATAACTAGTTTTTGTAGTGGTGCAAATGGCTTTGTGACCACAATATATGGTCAGGATCTTGGGTTAAATAATGCCAGGCAACCTAACTTGTTGAATCAACCAAAGATTTATGATTCAACAACTGGTGTAATCACTTATAATTTGAGACCTTCAATTTTATTTGATGGGTTAAACGATTATATGATCATTGATACTGCTATTCCTATAACTAGTCATTCTATATTTGATGTTGTTGCTGTTACGAATGTAACAGCCTCTACACCAGCAATGCTTAAGTATGGGGGATCTCCTTCAACTGCTATTTTTTCAGAAATGTTGTATGGTTATGGTGCTATTAGTAGTACATTGACAAACGAAACTGAGTTTTTTACTACGTTGCGAGCAGGTCAAATTTATGGATATGGAGATACTACTTCACCCATAAATGGTCAAGTGTTAAACTCTGTTGTTTATATATCTAATACTTCTTTTACTGCACGCAGAAATAACACTACACTGTCATTAGTTACAGCAATAACTAGTGGTTTTAATAATGTTGTTGAACCTGATGATATAAAGTATATTGGTGGTCGTAATAATAGTACTTTAAATTTTAATGGTCATATGCAGGAGATAACGATTTACAATAGTGAACAAACTAGTATTGTTGCTCCCGCAACTTTAAATATAAATTCATACTACAATGTCTATCCGTAATGGTTATAAATATAATACCGAGCAAAGTGCGATCTTAGCAAAATCTGCATGCGCTGCGTATTATGGTATTCCAGTAAATGATACTAATGTTACACAAGAGTATGTAGATTACTACTATGCTAGTCAAAATGTTCCTGTATTCTGGTATATTCTTTATGCTGAACCTTTGTTGCCAGTACTCGGTGTACCAACTGAGTTTGAACTAAATGATAATATGTCGTAGCGGTGAAACAAACTTGGGCAGATAGGCAAAAACAACACGTTCACTTTAATTGGGATGTGGTTGAAGTCCTTACAAAAGGGGGTTCAGGCAATAGCTATTTGGCTGATGATGGTACATATAAACCAGTATCTAGTGGTGGAGGTGGTATACCTGTAGTAGGTGAATACAGACATGACTGGGTTGCACCTTATTCTTACTGCGGCACCGCGCCCACGGGGGCACTAGATACAGATCCAGTGTGGCAAATTGACAGGCTAGAAATAACAAATACCGGTGATGTAATATTTTCATCTGCGTATAATGTTGCCTGGACTAACAGACTCACGGCTACATATAGCCCGGGACAGCTTCTCTTACAAACAGAAAGTGATTGGGTAAGTCCTTATAGTTATTGCGGGGTGGCACCAATAGGTGTACCACAAACCGATCCCTTTTGGGATATAGATAGAATCCAAGTAAATAATAACGGAAGCACTACAACACTTAGCGCTAATAATGTCGCGTGGACTAATAGATATATAGTACCTTATACTTAATTGTTATGAACTACACAGAAGTTTTTAAAGAATCTCCTAATAAATCTAGAGTGCTACAACCTACTGGGATTGTATTGCATCACTCTGCAGGTAATTTTGTGGGCTCAGAATCTTGGATTTTATCCCCAAAAAGCAAGGTGTCATACCATTGTTTAGTAAACACTGATGGGAATAGAACTATATTAGTCCCTGATAATAAAAGGGCATGGCATGCTGGTGTATCTTCTTTTAAAGGCAAGCAACATTGTAATAACTTTCTGTTGGGTATAGCGGTAACTGGTAATACTAGTAAGCGTTTACTAAATGAAGATGAGATTAATAGTGTTGCTGAATGGTGTGTAGCCAAAATGAAACTCTATAACTTTGGTATTGACAGGATAACTACACATCGAGAGATATGCCCAGGGAGAAAAGCTGATGTAGATCCAAGAGCTGAAAAAGCTATCAAAGAAATGATTCTGGAAATGTTAAATAATAATCATTGAAACTATGAATACTAATAAACCTATTGTTGTTGAGGGAGTTACCTATGATAAGGTGGCGGCATCTTTATCATCAATGCCTCTATTCAGAGAAGAAGAAATTGGTCAAACTGTAGCAATTAGACTACAGTATTACACCCATGATGAAGATGGTAATGTAATTAGACCTGAAGACCTATCTCAATATGATGTACCTATTGTATATGGAGATGTAACTACTTCAGGTGATACAGATGCATTAACTGCATTTGCCAAGATTACCGAGGCATTACAAGAGTACATTAACGCTAAAGGGCTTTAAGTTATGGCTAATTACAAGGCCGTAGCAAACGGCAACTGGTCAAACTTGGCAACATGGCAAGATAATTCAAGCGGCAGTTTTGTAGCTTCTACGGTATTGCCGGGGGCAAGTGATGATGTATATTCAAATAGCTACCAAGTTACTATTGACCAAAATATTACAGTTGCGTCTATAAGAAACAATTCAACAACAGGAATAGCAAGCGGATCATATAGTGGATTTTATATAACTGCATCTAGAACATTAACATTTACAGGTTTAGGTGTATATAAAATAGCTCCAAATTTTGAAGGTTGGTGGATGAGTCTAATTTATATTACTGGCTCAAACCTGACCTTAAATATAATTGGAAATATAACCAATGATACAACTGGAAACTCAGGAGCACTAAATATGTCAGGCTCCAATGTAACTGTTAACATAACTGGCAATATTATAACAGGGCCTTATCAAGGTGACCAACATGTGGTTTTTGTTGGTGCAAACTGCACAGTTAACCATACTGGTAATGTGTATGGAGCAACGACATCAAATACATCGCTTAACGGAAGAGCTATTGTAATCGCAAATAATGGAGTATATAATCTGACTGGGAGTGCTATTGCTATGGCTGGAACAGAGGTTATTTCTTCTTTACCGTATGGAAATACAAATGCCCAGTGCAATATTATAGGTAGCACTATATCAGCTGGACAAATTGTTGTATATGGCACTGTTCTCAAAATGGCTGGAATTATTTATAATTTCAATGACTTTAGTGTTGCTCCTTATATGATTAAAACTTTTGATGGTCAACAATTAGAGTGGAGGACAAGAAGTACTACAAATGTTTTAAATCCATTATATACTGCCGGAGTGGCCACAGGTCACCCAGCAAAGGCAAATGTGCGTACTGGTGTAGTTTACGGCCCAACAAATAACCTAACTGGAATTTGTGCTGTACCTCCTGCAGCAGCAGTAAGTATTGGTGTACCAGTAGATAATACAGTAGGCACAGGTTATCTAAATGCTACAGATATCTGGAATGTACCACTAGCAAGTATCACTACACCTAATAGCATAGGAGAAAGATTAAAAGATGCATCTACAGTACAAAGTACAGGTGCTCAATTAGCAGCATTCTTGTAATACCCGCAAAAAAATTGTATATTATATAGTAAGTTAAAACAATGGAAAAGATTTCATATAAAAGCGCAATACTAGCCTATATTTCAACACTGATTACATTTTTTATGCCCCTGGCACCTTTGTTAGTGCTAGTATTTTTTGCGGTAGTTGCTGACACCTTTGTTGGCCGGTGGTATGCTAAAAGAGAAGGTAAAGAAGTAACAAGTAAAAAAACTAGGGAAGGCTTTACCCTAAAGATGATGACCTATGGCGGAGGTCTAGTATTCATATATCTTTTAGATGTATGGATTCTTAACAAGTTTGTACTGCATTATTTTCCGCAAGATTATCTTTCAACATTATTCACTGCGCTCTTTTTAATATGGATAGAGTACACATCTGTTGATGAGAAAGTTAAATGGACTACGGGAAAAGGTATAACAGACAGAGTATTTGAGTTTGTGAATAAGATTAAAAAAACAATCAAAACACTTGTTGATTTTCGTGAGCAACGTAATGTTGAATAATTTTAATACCTAATTGGTAGTTTATGAGCCTAGAATTATTTGATAGAATTGTGCGCTACGTATCACTGTTTGGTATTGGGATGATCATATTTTTCATGCTTGATAAATACTTTACTGTTGATGAGCCTCTTGACTCAACGACTAAACTTGAATTAGAGCTCTATTCTCTTGGTAAGAAGATTGATTCAGTAAATACAGAAATTAAAACTTTAAATGTGCAAGCTGATAAAATATCAAACCAGGTTAATATTACACTGGTAAACGTCAAACAAATTAAAAAACAGCGTGATGAAAAAGTTAATTATGTTAGTCATCTTAGCGATTCTGCCTCATTTGTGTTTTTCGCAAGTTGGATATCCCAGGATTATAGTTCTAGAAAGTGATACGGTTGTAGCTATTTCCCGGGCCCAGGTTAAGAACCTTAATTTACTTCATGTAAACTATGACTTTGCTAGTATTCAGCTAGATAGTTTAGAAAGAGTTGCCACAGATTGTCAGGAATTAATCCTGATTAACAAGGACTTACAACGGTCTATAATTACAAAAGATTCTTTGGTATATAATAAGGATAGTGTTTATACTGAAATTATTACTGTAAAAGACAAAAATATTAACAAGCTAGAAAGAAAAATTAAGAAAAGAACTGTAATAGGAAGTGTGATTGGTGGTCTACTTGTTATTTTAATTGTTATATTTGCTGCGTCTTAATATGTGTTTTTTGGTTATATGATTCCCCGCAGCTGGTCACTGCGGGGTTTCTTTTTTGTACACTTTAAATATTTTTTGTATATTTGTGTAAACTTTATCAATATGGAAAACCAACAAGAACACCTAAGTCCAGAACAACTTGAAATGCGTAGAGAAGAGTTAGATGCGCATTACAAGAAAACTATTCCTTTCTTAAAGAAGCAACTTGAGTATGAAGAGTTGCTTACTAAGATTGAAGAAACGCGTGCTAACAGGTTTATGATTCAAGTAAAGGTTGCTCAGTTTATGGCACCAGAACCTGAAGAAGAACCTAATCCAGATTCTGCTGGTGATCCTGCATCTCGTAAACTAAAAAAAGCATAAGATGGCAATAGTTAATCAAGTTCAAAAAAGAACTAGATTAAGTGTTGCTGACATTATCAAGTATCAGTTCTGGCACCACTGTTTAGTTAGTGGTATTAACATTACTGAAACTGAAATTGAATGTCTATCACATCTTGCAGTATTGGGTGAGTTTGAGTTAATTCCTTTTTGTCAACACATAGTTGATCAAGATATTCTCTCAAATCCTCAATCTGTAAGAAATCTGGTGGTAAAGCTGCAAACTAAAAATCTAGTTTTTAAACGTAAGAAGTCTAGGACTATTTACGTAAACTCTGATATAAAGATAGTTACTGAGCATCCTGTATTTTTGGATATTAAAATGATATCTAATGACCCCGTATAAGTTTAAATTATTTATTCCAGAAGTTGCTGAAGACATGAATATGTCAGAAGCAGACCTTACTAAGATAGTTGATTTTTACTATAAAGAATTACGTCAGGCCCTCATTAAGCTTAAATACAAAAAGATTAGAGTTGATGGTCTTGGTGATTTTAATTTGCGCGAAAATGTTGTTAGACGTAAAATTGAAAAATACAATCGCATCGTAAACTTTTCTAAAAAAGATACGATGCAAGACTATAAACTAGTAAAACTTTATGAAGAAGAGTTAGTAGACTTGGAACGCGGTTTAGCGTATATAGTTGAAGATAAACAACGCATGAAAAACTTTTATGATGAAAAAAATAGATCTTCTCAAAATATGGAACAACAAGGAGAAAATTCTTGAGGGTATCAAGAACTCCATTTTTACATCTGAAAGTGTAGAACAGATTGCAGATGGGCGCATGTCAATTTGTAAAAAGTGCCCTTACATTGACAAAAAGGGTAAATCTTGTTTAATGCCAGGTACCCAACCGTGTTGTTCATTATGTGGCTGTAATCTTAAATGGAAAACACGTTCTTTGTCTAGCGCCTGTGATGATGATCGCTGGGACGCGTTAACAGATGAAGAAACAGAAAATCAAATAAAGTCTAACCTTAATCTAGAATACTAATGGCTTTTCAAAAATGTCCTGTTTGTTTGGGTAAAGGTGTCTGCCCAACAACAATAAATACAACTGAGATTTGCCCAACATGTTATGGCAAAAGAATTATCAATGAAATTACTGGTTTACCACCAGACTTCGTTGAAAACATATTTTCAAAAATCAACCCAAATAACAACTCAATTAATCATGGCAGTAAAATTTCTCCCGGAGACTCATACTTACATCTCGACGAATGACTCTGATAATATTAAGTGGACAAGCGTAACATCTGTAGTAAGTAAATTCAAAGAACCATTTGACGCAGTATCACAAGCCAAGAAGTCTTCTGTAAATAAAAGATCTAAATGGTATGGTATGGCACCAGCTGAGATTCAAAATATTTGGAAATCAGAGTCTGAGCGGGCTATGTCGCTGGGTACCTTTTACCACCAACAAAGAGAGACTGATCTATACTCTTGTGATACAATAACTATTGAAGGTCGTGCACTACAGATTGTAAAACCTATTGAGTTTGACGGTGTAAAACATGCACCAGAACAAAATCTTGTTGAAGGTATTTACCCTGAACATTTTGCATATCTTAAGTCAGCACGTATATGCGGTCAAGCAGATAGAATTGAGATTATTAATGGTAAGATCAACATCATCGACTATAAAACTAACAAGGAGATAAAACGCGAAGGTTTTAAAACTTGGGATGGGGTTAGTAAAAAAATGCAAAAACCATTAGGTCATCTTGATGATTGTAATTTTAACCACTATGCCCTGCAGTTAAGTTTGTACATGTACATGATCAACAAACACAACCCTCGCTATAAACCAGGTAAAATGGAAATCCACCATATTGAGTTTGAAAGCTCTGGTACAGATAACCATGGCTATCCTATTTATCTTAAAGATGAGCGTGGTGAGTTTATTGTTAAACGTGTAAATGTTATCAATGTACCCTATTTAAAGAGAGAAGTCATTGACATCATTAAATTCCTAGGATAAATGGCTATTTTAAATGCTATGTAAGAGCATCGCATTTTACTAAAAAGATAAAAGACAGAGAAAATGGTGAGAATATTTGATATCCAAAATGGTGCAGTTGTTCCTACAGAACACTGTTATACAATGCGTAGTCTTAAAGCAATTATGGATGAATATCCAGAAAACTATCTTAAGATCTACCAGTATGCCTTTTATATGACATGTATGAATCCTGACCTTAATCCATTCTTTGATGTACCAGATATTGATCGTGAAGAACTTATTCTTAATGAACTTGAAGCTGAGTTTTCAACTGAGGATGAGATGATTATGAATGCTGTTGACGTTTTAAAAAAGCTATACGAAACACCAACTTCGCGCGCGTACAGGGGAATAAAAACAATGCTTGACCGGTTAGCAGACTATATGGAGAATACACCAATCGAGCATGGTCGCGATGGTAATATTAACTCTCTTGTAAATGCTGCTGCAAAGTATCAACAGATTCGTGAAAGCTTTAAAGGCGCATTTCGTGACCTTAAAGATGAACAACAATCTTCAGTTCGCGGGGGACAATCACTAGCATATGATCAGTAGAAGTGGTTTAAAGTTTTATGAGAGAATACCAACCTGGCGTAATGGCAACTGGGAAGTAACAGAATTTGGTAGCAGGGATGAATTTAAAGAGTTCTTGTTACCTCTTTTTAAGGAGCCCGGGAAGTATGAATTTAATGAAGATACTGCAATATTTAATGAGCAGGCTACAATCTTCAATAAACAAAACTACTACTGTGCGTCTCCTACAAAGAGCAAAGACTTTGTTACATACTGGGATGATCAAAAAAACAAGAATAGAAATGGAACAATAATTATCTCTGGTAGTAAAACATGGTATATATGTAGAGACTACTATATGTGGTTAAACTTCTTACCTATTTATGATAAAGAAGAAAACACCTTTGGTTTTGCTAAAATTAGAGATGCTCAGTATCATATGGCATTATATGAGTTACTAGCTGAGTTACACTACAAGCATTCAGCAATATTAAAAAAGCGTCAGATAGCTAGTTCATATTTTCACTCCGCTAAATTTATAAATCAAATATGGTTTGAAGAAGGTATCACCTTAAAAATAGGTGCTAGTCTTAAAGATTACATTAATGAGAAAGGTACCTGGAAAATGCTAGACGAGTATGCTGCTTTTTTAAATGAGCATACAGCTTGGTATAGACCATTTAGCCCAGATAAAACATTAATGTGGCAGCAAAAGATTGAGGTTAAAAAGGGTAATCGTAAAACCGAGGTTGGTCTTAAAGGTACTATTCAAGGTATGTCATTTGAAAAGGATCCTACAAATGGTGTTGGTGGCCCATGTAAATACTTCTTTCATGAAGAAGCAGGTATTGCACCAAAGATGAATGATACCTTTGAGTATATACGCCCTGCAATGAAATCTGGGTTTATTACTAGTGGTATGTTTATAGCAGCGGGTTCTGTTGGTGATCTTGACCAGTGTGAGCCACTAAAAGAGATGATTCTCAAACCAGATATAAATGACATTTATTCTGTAGAAACTACACTTATTGACAAAGACGGTACTCTTGGTAGATCAGGGTTATTTATTCCAGAGCAATGGTCAATGCCACCATTCATTGATGCATTTGGTAATTCTAAAGTAGAAGAAGCTTTAACTGCATTAGACGAACAGTTTAATATATGGAGAAAAGAGTTACCTGCAGATAAGTATCAGTTGCGTATTTCTCAGCACCCGCGCAACATTGAAGAAGCGTTTGCTTATAGAAAAGAATCAAAGTTTCCTCAGCATCTGGTTAATGCCCAGATCAAACGTATTCAAGATAAAGAATACCCAATGGAGTTTGTGGAGCTTGTACGCGATGAGCACGACATTATTACAATGAAAGAAACCCGTAAATTACCTATTAATGAATTTCCTATTGCTAAGAACTCAAATAACAAAGAAAGCGTTGTTATCATTTATGAGCGCCCTGTTAAAAGTCCGCCTTTTGGTATGTATTATGCATCAATTGACCCTGTGGGAGAGGGAAAGACTACTACGTCTGACTCGCTCTGTTCGATTTTTGTATATAAAGCTCCTACGGAAGTTACAAAAGTTGAGGGTTCAAACATTACAAGTTATATTGAAGGTGACAAAATAGTAGCATCTTGGTGTGGTCGCTTTGATGATATTAAACAAACACATGAAAGACTAGAGAATATTATTGAATATTATAACGCGTGGACACTAGTAGAAAACAACGTTAGCTTGTTTATACAATACATGATGTTAAAACGTAAACAAAAATACCTAGTACCCAAAGATCAAATTCTGTTTTTAAAGGAGATATCATCAAACCGGGCCGTGTATGCAGACTATGGTTGGAAAAACACAGGTACATTATTTAAAAGTCATTTATTGTCATATGCTATTGAGTATCTTCAAGAGATCCTAGATCAAGATATTGCTGAAGATGGTTCTATAGTTAGCACAAAGTTTGGTGTAGAGCGGATACCTGATATTATGCTTTTGCGTGAAATGCAGGCTTATCATGATCGTCTTAACGTTGACAGATTAGTTGCATTTTCTGCATTAGTTGCATTTGCTAAAATCCAGCAAACAAACAGAGGTTATGCAAGACGTACAATTACTGATGACTCTAAATTGGTAAAATCAGATAAAATGACTAAATTTAATAATAGTCCGTTTAGACACATGGGTAAGTCTTTATTACCAGCTGGTATGAGGAGAAGCCCATTTAAAAATATGAAATAAGATGCAAATATATAACGCATTACAGATTAAGAATGGAGCAAAAGCTGATTACAATAGGCTAGGTAGCGTAACTCAGCCATTGCAGTTTATTCCTGATAAAGATAAATCAGATGAGTGGGCGGCTTGGAATGTTGACTGGTTAGAGTGGAATGGATTAAAGCAACTGCGCCGTAACGCGCGGCGCCTTATGAAGAACTACAAACTTGCAAAAGGTATTATAGATAAGACAGACTACATTGTTGAAGAAAATAATGAGATGTCTGATTTAATTGAAACACTAACTCAAGAAGATCATAGTGCACTAGAGCTAAAGTTTTATCCTATTATACCCAATGTAATTAACGTTTTAGTTTCAGAATTTGCAAAGAGAAACACTAAGATTACGTTTAAAGCTGTTGATGAGTATTCTTACAATGAACTTCTTGAACAAAAGAAGTCTATGGTAGAAGACTATCTAATGTCAGATGCTCAGATGAAAATTATGAATAAGATGATGGAGATGGGTATGGATCCAGAATCAGAAGAAGGCCAGCAAGAGCTTAACCCAGAAAAATTAAAAACTTTACCTGAGATTGAAGACTACTTTAGAACAAATTATAAGTCACAAGGTGAACAGTGGGCTACGCATCTTATGCAACATGACATGGAACGCTTCAAGATTGAAGAATTAGAAGAACGTGCTTTTCGTGACATGCTAATTACAGATAGAGAGTTTTGGCATTTTCACATGATGGAAGATGATTACGAGGTTGAGCTTTGGAATCCTGTACTAACTTTTTATCATAAATCACCAGATGTAAGATATATCTCCCAGGGAAACTGGGTTGGCAAAACAGATATGATGTCAGTATCTGATGTGATTGATAAGTATGGTTACTTAATGACAGAAGATGAAGTTAAATCATTAGAAGCTATTTACCCTGTGCGCTCTGCAGGTTATGCTATTCAAGGTTATCAAAATGACGGTACATACTACGATGCTACTAAATCGCATGAGTGGAATACTAACATGCCAAGTTTAGCATACCGGCAATTTACATCTGTTTATAATAACTCAGGTAATAATGGTGGAGATATTGTAAACTGGATTCTTTCTGAAGGTGAAGATTATTTTGATGTTGGAGTAGCGCATTTACTGCGTGTTACCACGGTGTATTGGAAATCTCAGCGCCGAGTTGGACACTTGACTAAACTAGATGAACTAGGTAATGTAGAAACAGCTATTATTGGAGAAGATTATACAGTAACTGATAAACCTGTTTATGATACTACACTTTTTAAGAATAAAGCAAAAGATAATTTAATTTTTGGTGAGCACATAGATTGGATTTGGATTAACGACACTTGGGGTGGTGTAAAGATTGGCCCTAATCACCCATCTTTTTGGGGCATGAATAATCCTGGTGGTATTAACCCAATTTATCTAGGTGTACAAAAGAATCGTCCTGGAAGATTGCGTTACCAAATGAAAGGTGATACTACCTTATATGGTTGCAAACTACCTGTTGAAGGATCTGTATTTTCAGATCGCAATACGCGATCTACATCTATGGTTGACTTAATGAAACCTTTTCAAATTGGTTATAACATTGTAAACAACCAGATTGCAGATATTTTAGTTGATGAACTTGGTACGGTAATATTATTAGACCAAAATACTTTACCACGCCATTCAGCTGGTGAAGACTGGGGTAGAAACAATCTTGCTAAAGCATATGTAGCAATGAAGAATTTTCAAATGCTACCTTTAGATACAAGTATTACAAATACTGAAAACTCGCTAAACTTTAACCACTTCCAGAAACTAGATCTTTCTCAAACAGAAAGGTTGATGTCTAGGATTCAGTTGGCCAATTACTTTAAAATGCAGGCATTTGAGGTTATTGGTATAAGCCCACAACGTTTAGGTCAACAGATTGGTCAACAAACTGCTACTGCTGTAGAGCAAGCGGTGGTTGGCTCTTATGCACAAACAGAACAGTACTTTATACAGCATTGTGATTATCTAATGCCTAGAGTACATCAAATGCGCACTGACATTGCACAGTATTATTATTCAACTAAACCGTCTTCTCGTTTACAATACATTAGTACTAAAGATGAGATTGTAAACTTCCAGATGAATGGTACTGATTTGTTGTTAAGAGACATTGGTGTTTACTGCACCACAAAAGCTAATCATAGGGCTATCCTAGATCAAATAAAACAGTTAGCTGTTCAAAACAATACAGCTGGTGCCAGCATCTATGATCTTGGACAAATTATTGAAGCTGAGTCTATGGCAGATGTTTCAGGTGCTCTTAAGAAAATTGAAGAGAAAACTAATGCTCAACGTGCTGAACAACAACAGCATGAACAACAACTTGCACAGCAAGAACAACAAACTAGATTGGAAGAACAGAAAAGAAAGCTTGAATTTGATGCTGCTGAAAAACAAAAAGATCGTCAACGCGATATTCTTGTTGCTGAAATTAAAGCTGCTGGTTATGGGTCAATGGTTGATATTGATAAAAACCAGCAATCTGACTATAAAGATGCTATGCGTGACATTCGTGAATCTGAACAGTATGAACAGCAAACAGCTTTGCAACGCGAAAAAGAAACTAATCGTAAAATTACAGAAGGTGAAAAGTTAAATATTGAACGGGAGCGTTTACAAGTTGAACGTGAAAAGAACAATACTCAGCTTCAAATAGCTAGAGAAAACAAAAATCAATACGATGCAAAAGCTACAGAAAAAGAAAAGACAAAGGCATCTGATAAAAAGAAAAAATAGAGTTGCTATATAATCAACTTTATTTTATTCTTGATTTTTTATCAATGTAACTTTTTAAAGTTTATATAATAAATTTGCATATATTAATACCATAAACCAACAACTAATGGCAAATAATACAAATGAAGAAGTGACACAGGTTTCACAAGCTGACGTTAATATTGATGAGCTATTCGCTCTTCCTGGTGCAGAGAACATTATGGTTCCTGGTGCTGAGGATGATGATGAAAAAAAACCTAATATGTTTTCGTCTACAAATGTAGATACTTCGTTCCTTGACAAATTAAAACCTGCAGCCCCTGCTGCAAAAGCTGATACACCTGCTGCAGAAACGCAAGAAGATTCTGAAAAAAATCAAGAAGCTTTAGAAGAGTTTGAAACTTTAATCAACCAGCAAGAAGATCCAAGTGCTCGGGGTCGCAAAAAAGTTGATAAGAGTGGTCTTGTTGAACTAGCTTCAAAAATGATTGAAGAAGGTGTTCTTTTTCCTTTTGATGATGATAAATCTTTAGATGAGTACACTGCTAAAGACTTTCGTGAGTTGTTTGAAGCAAACATGAAAGAAAAAGAGCAGCAGTTATCTCAAGATATTCCTCAGCAGATTTTTCAATCTATGCCTGGTGAAATGCAATATCTTATGGATTACATTTCTAAAGGTGGTACAGATGTGAAAGGTATGATGCAACAACTAGCTCAGGTTAATGAAGTAATGGAGCTAGACCCATCAGACTCTTCAGATCAAGAACTAATTGTTCGTCAGTATCTGTCTCTTAAAGGAGATATGACACAAGATGAAATTGAAGAGGAAATAGCCACGTTTAAAGACATGGATCGCTTAGAGCAAAAGGCTAACCAGTTTAAGCCAAAACTTGAAGCAGTTCGTGAAAAAGAAGTAGCTAAAAAAATTGCAGAGCAAGAGCAGCAAAAACAAAAACAACAAGCTATTGCAGGACAATTTGTAGATAGTGTATATGGTGTTCTAGAAAAAGGTGAACTCAGTGGAGTAAAACTTGATCGTAAAACACAAAATATGCTTTATACAGGATTAGTACAACCTGGGTATCCTTCAATAAGTGGAAAACCTACAAACTTGTTAGGGCACTTACTAGAGAAGTATCAATGGGTTGAACCTAATCACGAATTGATTGCTGAAGCTTTATGGCTGCTTGCAGATCCTGATGGATTTAAAAACAAAGTCAAATCTCAAGGTACTCGTGTAGCTACTGAGCAAACAGTGCGTTCTCTAAAAACAGAAGAAGCTCGCAGAAGAAGTTCAGCAGTAGTAGACCGGGATGAAGACACAGTAACAAATAAACCTAAAAGAACTATTCAACGTTCAAACAAAAATATGTTTCAAAGATTTTAACTTTTAATTTTTTAACCCTTAATCAAACATCAAAACAATGGCAACTCCAGTTTTAAATAATGGTATATTCCTTCGAGATACCAAATATGCTGCCAGTTCTCACGTGGATTCTTACCACTTGGTAAACATGTTGAAAGATGCAGAACCTATGGATATGGGCCCCGTTGACCTTTGGGCAATGGCTCAGAAAGTAGAAATGCCTCTTTATCAAATGTCATCCTTTGGTGGTAAGAATGTTATCAGTGTTGATAACGCTCGCGGTGAGTACAAATGGCAAACCCCGGTAAGCTTAGAGCTTCCCTATATTGTTGAAGACATTGAATCTAATAACCTTACTAAAGGTATTGATGGTCAATCCTTCAAAATCAAATTGAACAAGCGCGAGTTTGGTCATGGTGATATCATCACTTATGACAAATACAACGGCGCTGAATTGTACATCACTGCTGATGATATTTTACCTATTGGTGATGGATTCATCTATACTGTGCAGTTGGTGAACAATGACAACTACCGTTTCATGGATAATAAATATCTTGCAAATGGTACACGCGTATTCCGTAAAGGTTCTGCTCGTGGTGAATATGGAGAGCGTTTCTCTGATATTCAAACCGGTGCTGGATATCGTGAGTTTTACAACTACGTAGGTGGTGCTGAAGCTCACGTTCATTATAGTGTTTCTTCTCGCGCTGATCTTATGATCAAAGGTGGTATGAATGCTGACGGTACTGTACCTGTAACTGAAATCTGGCGTAACTTCGACAAGCGCATGGATCCTTCAATCACTTCTTTGGAAGATATGGTTAAGACCATGGGTAAAGATGCAGTTAAGCGTTCAATGGATAATGGTGATTTGTCTCGCACTTTCCTAACTACTATGGAAGCAGCTCACCTAACCAAAATTGCTACTGACATCGAGACCTACTTAATGTGGGGACATGGTGGACGTGTTAAGCAAGATGGCCCAGATGATTTGCGTTTATCAGTTGGTCTATGGAAACAGCTTGATAATTCATTCAAGCGTGTTTACAACAAGAACAACTTTAACCTTGACTTGTTCCGCTCTGAGATCTTCAACTTCTTCAATGGTAAAGTTGAGTTCAAAGGCCCAGATCCAATGCGTTCACTAGTTGTACAAACTGGTATGGGTGGTATGCGTATGGTTAATGAAGCCATCAAACAAGAAGCTATTAGCTCTGGTTTGTTGATTCAAGCTGCTGATATCGGTGCAATCACTGGTAAAGGTATGGACTTGAACTTTGGTTTTGCATATACCAGCTACGTGATTCCATTCTTGGCTAACGTAAAATTTGTATTGAATCCTGCATTTGATAACGTGTTTACGAATGACATTGAAAACCCAATCATTGATGGTTATCCTTTGTCTTCTTATAACTTTATCATCTTTGATATCACTGATAACACCAATGATAACATCTTCCTATTGAAGTTATCTTGGGATAATCAGTTGAAGTGGTTCTACCAAAATGGTACCATGGACTACATGGGTCGCTCTCAAGGATTTGCAAGCTCTGGTCAATTCAACGGTTACCGTGTGTATATGACACAGACTATGCCTGCAATCTGGGTAAAAGATCCTACCAAGGTATTGAAGATTGTTATGCGCAACCCAATCACTGGAGGTTCATTCTAATTATAAATCTGAGTAGAAATGGGGAGGGATCAAATCCTCCCCATTTTTTACTTATAAAAAATAAAATCCATGGACATAGTTAATTTTTCATATTTAGTAGCTAACGAAATTATTTCGACTACTGTACCAGATAACGCGTTATTGTTATTTGGTAATCCTGATTCTACTCGTGATGACGGTTACAAAACTTGGGCTATTGAATTTTCAAACTTTAAAACAGAATTGGTTACTGACCTATATTCTGAGTTTTTGGGAGACAATACAACAGTAACTCAAATAACATCTAATGTAACGCCAGTAACTATTAATTCAGCGTCTGGTAGAATTACTACTGTAGCTTTAACTACAGCAGCAAATGGTGAATTTCAGTTTACTGTAAATAACAGTTTTGTAAAAACTACAAGTGTTATTTTGGTTACTGTATCTTATCCTAGTGCTTCTACAGGATATCCTTTAGCATCAATTAGTACTGTAGCAAATGGTTCTTTTAGTGTTGACATTAAAAACGTTTCATCTGCAGTATTAAACGCAGCGGCAACTATTCATTTCTTAGTAATTAATTAACCCCTTTTAAAACCAACAACTCATGACACTTGTCGAAACTTTAAATCCTACCAAACTCACGGCAGTTTCTGTGAAACCTTACTTTGATGGAAACGTATCTAATTTAGGTCTTGAAAAATATGGCTTAACTCTTTATGATGGTGTCTACCACGAAGAGCAATTAGCTTGTATTGAAATGAATGGAATAACTCGTTACCTTACCGGTTTAAATGAGTTTGCTCCTGAAATTAAAAAACTTGACCCAGAGGTTCGTGAAGCACGCATTCGAGAAATCCGTTCAGCTGTAGTTGAACTTGAGCGAGAATTAGCAGCTAACATTCTTGATCCAGAGGACAAAGAATTTTGGAATAAGGTTGAATTACTTCAACCTAACAACAAATCTTTCTGGAACAAAATTGCTATTCGTTGTGGTAATGATCCATTATTCTTGGATCCTGTTGATCCATTTGATAGGATTAAATTACACGCAATTAATGCTGGTGGATTTTCTATTGTGGCTAAAAGCTTAGATGATGCTCGTTCTCGCGCGGTGCCACCTAAGTTTTATCTTGATAAGGCTGAAGAAACTATTATTACTAAAACCGAGGGTAAAAAACTACGCAACAAAGCTCTTTCAGAAATGCAAAAGCTGTATGATAAGAATAGCAATAAGTTGTTCTATGTTGCTAAAGTAGTTGACGCCGCAAGCCAGATTTATAAAAAGAACACACCCAATGATGTTATTTATGACGCAATGGATAGGTTCATTAATGGTGAAGGTGTTGAAACAAACAAAACTCGGGCTGCTAATCAGTTTTTGGATGCTGCAAAGTTAGACATGGAAACTTTAAAGATTCGCTCTATTGTTAAAGACGCTACTTTCTACAAGTTTATTATTACCAAAGGTGATGGTTATATTTACCACACTGAGTTAAATGCTTTGCTAGGAAGAAATGTTTCTGACATTGTTGAGTTTTTAAAGAATCCGTTGCATGAGGATATTTTGCTTGATCTTACCAAAAAGGTTGAGCGTAACTGGAATATGTAACTCTTTAATTTTTATACTCATGAATGCTGTAAAACCCAAAATGAACACTATGAAAAAAGGTGGCACATCGCGTGCACCTAAAAAAATGTTAGCCAAAGCTCAAGTTGGTAAGGAAGTACCCAAGTTCAAAAATCCAAATCAACCTCGTAGTACAGATAGTACTGAATATTTTATAGGTAAAGAAAGATATTATACAGATGCTTCAAATAACTTAAAAAATTATGGAGATTCTACTAGATCTGCAAAAGCTGATTCTGTTGCTGCTGGTGCGCTTAAAGATTTAAACCGACAAGGTCGTAAGGGTTTACCAGGTTTTACAAAAGATGGTTATCCAGAAGACTATAAAAAGAAAGGTGGAGCTACTAAAGCTAAACCTATGATGAAAAAAGGCGGATCTATGCCTATGGTAAAAAAAGATGGCAAAATGGTACCTTCATTTGCTGCTGATGGCAAAGGCAAAATGATGTACGGTGGAGCCAAGAAATCAATGATGAAAAAAGGCGGCGCTACTCGCAAAAAGTAATGACCCCTTCTAAGTCAAAAACTAAGTCTAAAGTAAACCAGGCTGGTGTCTACACCAAGCCTGGTTTGCGTAAGACGATCTTTAATAGAGTCAAAGCTGGTTCTAAAGGAGGTGATCCTGGAGAATGGTCTGCTAGAAAAAGTCAATTGCTTGCACGTGAATATAAAAAAAAGGGTGGTGGATACAAAAACTAAAATATGTTCTATATGTAAAGAATCTAAAGAAACTTCTAATTTTAGAAGTAGAGGTGGATTACAAAAGCATCTACTAAAAAGCAGATGTAATACATGTTTATATAAAGAACATAGGTGATTAAACTTATATTAAACAAGTAATGGCTAAAGATCCTCAACAAAGTCTTCGTGACTGGACTAAGCAAGAGTGGATGACTTCTGGCACCGCAGCTAATAAAAAGCGAGGGTCTTCTAAAGAAATAAAATCTAAAGGTAAAAAACGCTACTTACCTAAAGCAGCGTGGGATGCCTTATCAACAGGAGAGAAAGCATCTACAAATAAAGCTAAAGCTGAGGGTAACAAGAGAGGTAAACAGTTTGTACCTCAACCTAAGAGTGCTCGTGAAAAAGCAAAAAGATATCGTTAATTTTTTGTATATTAATCTTATGAAAAAGACTAAACCCTTAAAGAAAAAAGCTTACGGTGGTGTACAAAGTGGCGCCGGCGTAGAAGAGTTGCAGCGTTTTAAAGCTGTATGTAAAAAGAAACCCGCTTACAAACGTGGCGGAAATGTTAAACCAAAAACCAAATAATCATGGCTAAGTCTAAAGCAATCAATCTTTCTGTAGAAGAAAAGAAATGGCGCACAGAGTCTGATCTATCAACTCTACAACGCGCTAAAGAAATTATGGCTGATAAGTCTCGAATAACAGCCGCACAAGCTCTTGCTAAACAACAGCTTTCTGCATTAAGCAGTATTGTTCAAAAGAATGCATCTAAACCCGCATCAAGTAGCCCGGTGCGCAAACTTAAAAAGTAATGGCGAAAACTGCTGCTTGGACAAGAAAAGAGGGTAAAGATCCAAAAGGTGGTCTTAATGCTAAAGGTGTAGCTTCTTATCGCCGGGAAAATCCTGGTAGTAAGTTACAAACTGCAGTTACAAAAAAACCTTCTGAGCTTAAACCAGGTAGTAAAGATGCCAAGCGTCGTAAATCATTTTGTGCTAGATCTGCAGGGCAAATGGCTAATTTTCCAAAAGCAGCTAAAGATCCAAATAGTAGATTAAGATTAGCAAGGAAAAAATGGAATTGTTAACATGCCTTCAAAGAAAATAAAATATAATTGTACACAGTGTAACACTTTTTTTATAAGAGGTAAGTATGATATTGAAAGATCTTTAAAAAAGAACAACACTGTTTTTTGTAGTATAACTTGCTCAAAAGAATATAATAATAAACTTCAATTAGAAAAAGGTTTTTCAGAAAACAAAACATGTAAAAAATGTAATGTAGAAAAACCAAGAACAAATGAATATTTTACAGCACACAAAAAAACTTTAGATGGTTTTGATAGTTGGTGTAAAACATGTAGAGGTAATTATAGAAGTGAAATAAGAAGAGGTCAGTATAGATCAATGATTAGTGATAAAGAATTAAAAGAATTAATCAAAACTGAAAGTTGTGTTATATGTGGCTCTGAAGAAAAACTCGTAGTTGATCATTGTCATACTACAAACATAGTAAGAGGAATGCTTTGTAATAACTGTAATATGGGATTAGGTCATTTTAAAGATGATCCGTTTTTATTAGAGTTTGCACGGATTTATTTACTATATTATAATAAGGACTCTTCTGAAGCAGAAGAATATTTAAGAAAATGGAACTGTTAATAATACAACCATGAAATGCATAAAATGCGGTGGTGCTATTACACCAACCAAACTTACTAAAATGGAATCTGGTGGTAGCTGGATTAAAGGTGCTATTAAAAAACCAGGTTCTTTACGTGCAACTGCTAAAGCTGCAGGAGCAATTACTCCTGAAGGTACTATTAAAAAATCATGGTTAAACGAGAAAGCTAAAGGTTCTGGTAAGACAGCGCAACGCGCAAGGCTTGCTAAAACTCTTGGTAAGATGAAAAAATAATCAATGCTAAATTCAACCATACAGCTTAAGATTAAGCAACGGCTCAATAAACTAGATAGTCAAGACTATGATAATCTTGAGTGTTGGCATATTGTTGAGGCTTTTAATAAAGCGCAAGTTGAATGGTGCCGGCGCCAGCTCCATGGCTTTAACCAGTTTAAAGAAGGTGATGAGCAAAGTAACCGGCGCATTGATGACCTTCAAATTCTTTTAACTGAGTATAACATTATTCTTACAGATAAAGATGGCTATAGTTTTGGTGCTATACCCGCTGATTATTTTCAATGGAAAAGAATTAGTGTGTATGCCAAAAATGAATGTTGTCCTATAAAAAAACTTGTTGTGTATCTTGTTGAAGAAGGTAACCTTGATATTATTTTAAAAGACACCAATAAGCGCCCAAGTTTTGATTGGGGTGAAACAGTAGCTACTTTGCGTGATGGGAAACTTTTTGTTTATACCAACGAAGAGTTTGAAATTACAAAAGGTAGTTTTATCTATTATCGTCAACCCCGGCGTATACAAATTACGGGTTGTGTAGATCCTTATACAGGTATTACATCAACAACAGATGTAACTAGTGAATTTAAAGATGATGTTGTTGAAGTCATGATTGACGAGGCAGCATCAATTCTTGCTGGTGATATGGAAATATTTACTCAGTATCAACGAGAGCAACAACGCGTAGAACAAAATAACTAATGGAATCAAGACTTTTAAAAAGAAATCCTGAGCCAGCAAAAAAGATTGCTAGGCCAGAAGTGCAACCAGAAACTGTAAAACCAGTACCTGCTTCTGATACAGGTGTTGGTGGCAGCTCTTTAGACACAATGACAGCAGCCTGTGCAACAGAGATGATGAATGCAGCATCAAGCTTTCATAAACTACACTTAAAAATTACAGGCCCTGGTTCATATGCTGTTCATAAAGCATTAAATGATTTATATGTAGCATTACCAGATCATGCTGATAGTTTAATTGAAGGGTATCAAGGCGCCGCAGAAAAGATATTGAAGTATACAGAGAGTGCACCCAGAGAACTAGATTTAGTACAAGATGCTGTAAACTATCTACGAGACATGTATGCAGCAATTACAAAACTGCAGGCAAAAATGCCATACTCAGAAATAGTAAACAGCCTTGATACTGTTAAAGACAGTATAAATGCAGCCAAATATAAATTACTTTTTCTTTCCTGATTTTGCATTTGAAAAACTTTTTCTTATATTATAATATGTTTATAACCCTTTTAATCTAAAACAATGGCTTATTTTAATCATTCATTCCAGAAAGTGTTCGTAGGAACTGCTGGAAACCAAGTTGAGTCAGCAACAGCTGCAGGCTTGGATCAAGGTTATGTCACCAGTGTAAGTATGCCTATGGTAAATCTTAATGGTGCATATGTAACTGGTCGCAGTATTGCGCCTACTAATCCTAAAGCAACTCCTGCTTATGGTCTTTTTTACAAAGACACTTATGCATCTGTAGGAACTGATACTTCATGGAGCGGTGCTAGTGCATGTTGCCCTTTGATCCTTGCTGGTTCTTCATTTTATGAAAATGACAAGATTGGTAAATTTCATGGTGGATACCAAGAGACCAACAAGTCTAAAGAAATCAATCCCAAATATGTTCAGAATTTCTATGTTGTTGCACCATGTACGCCACAACAAGCAATTGTAAACATTGGTAAAACTCCTTTTAACACTGCAGTTACTGGTGTATCTATTACCACAGGTGGTACTGGATATAGTACTGGAACTGGTGTAGCAACTACTTCTACAGGTGACGGTAATGGTTTAACTGTTAATGTTACTCAAGCAGCAGGTATAGTTACAGCTGTTGCTATTAACAATAGTGGTTATGGTTACAAAGTAGGAGATGTAGTAACAATTACTGGCGGTGGTGCAAATGCTACCTTAACCATCACTTCTGTAAATGGAAGTAGTGTAGATGGTGAGTGTTGCTTTGAGTTCCTTTGTGGTGAGACCTACTACTTGCGTCTTGACATTAAAGGTTCACCTGCTTTACGTTTTATGAACCACCAAGTGTATAACACTCTGGATTACTACACTGGTTGCTGCCCTTCTGGGACTTTAGCACCCACTCCTGTAGATTCCACTTTGGTTATGATTGGTTGGGCCTCTCAAATCATGGATATTACTCGTAATGTACCTTACCTAAGTGATTTTATTTACCCTGTGGTAATTTCTGAAACTGTAAGTGGTAGCACAAAATGGTTGTACCCTCCTGGAACTGATCTAACTGCTTTAACTGCTGCTCCTACTGATGTAGTTTATGGTACTTGGGATAATTATGTATCTCCTGGTCATACTACTGGTGAGTGTGCTGGTTTGGTATTGTTTGGAGCTTATGTAGATACCACTTTTGGTAACTGCTCTTTCCAAGTGTCTGACTTCTATGAAGTTGAGCCAATTCAGATCTACGCTTCTATGGTAGATTACACTGGAGATCCTTGTAAGTTTGAAGGTATCTGCGTAAACCGCACTGAGTGTTTAGGTTTACAAGGCAATGGATTTGGCGAAACAATTTTGCGCGATTTGATTCTTTCTGAGAGCTATCGTCAAAACTTCTTTGCCACTGACATTCGTATCCGGGAGATTACTCAAGGAGACAATGTGTTTAACGTGATTAACCGTAGCACTCGTTATTTCCGCTATTACTTGTTGCACAGCGTTCCTCGCTTCAACAACCCTTCTGGCGTATTTGATAATGATCGCTACATGTTGGAAATCATCACGAATGCTCGTTCTACCAGTTTTGAACAAACTGTCGATGCATGGTTGACTGCTTGTGCTCAGTGTCCTACACTTGAAGTTGTATCTTGTACACCTTGCAGCACTTCAGTAATTGATATTCCAAGTATTAGTTAATTATTTCTGAATCTTAAGTTAAAGGGAGAGTGAGAGTTTATCTCTCCTCTCCCTTTTCTTATATATCTTAGCATATGGCAAATCACGTTTTAAGTCTTGATGTACCAACCACGATGACAGGTTGTATTCTTAAAGTAGTAGATACTAGCGTTTATGCTACAGGTTTACCTATTACATGTCCTACGCTTCATATTACACTACCGGGATATTCTTTTTCAAAAGAGCTGAGTGTAACTGAAAACTTCAATTTAAACATCACGGCGTGTGATCTTGGTATTCAAACTAATGGTTGTGGTAGTTCATATATTGACTTACCAGATGGTGTATGGATAATTAAGTATAGTCTTTCACCTTCTGATCAGTTATATGTAGAGTATAATCATTTACGAATTACAGCAGCTCTCAAAAAATATGAGAGAGCACTATGTAGTTTAAATCTTGCAAATTGTGATCCTACAGTTAAAGTAAAAGACAAACTACGTCAACTGCAGTATATCCGTACACTATTAGATGCTGCAAAAGCTGCTACTGAATATTGCCACGAGCCCATGCGCGGGATAGATATTTACAACTATGCTGTAAAGCTATTAGATAAAATAAACTGCGTAAACTGTTAACCAATTAAAAACCAATTCATATGGCACAATGTACAAATTGTAGAACTAAACTAGGTTGTGGTTGTCAAAGGAAAACCGCGAGTGATGGTTACTCTGTATGTGTAACCTGCGCGGCAAAGTATGAGTACGAGTTGTCTCTTAAAAACAGAAACAAACTTGTTCAACCAAACCTTACAAGATCTACTGATGAACCTATTATTCAAAAAGTAAGTGTAAGATTAAGCGATGTTTAGAACATATGTTGTTGGTGATAATAGCCTTGTAAAAAGGTTAGATAATCATACCCTTCCCTGGGTAGATTTGACTAGTACACTGTTTCCAAATTTACAGATGCAGTCAATTCTAGATGTTATGTCTAGACCTAGTGTAGCTGACTCAGCTATTATTGTTGGTAGGGTAGGTAGTGTATTAGTCAATAATAAGGGTATACTTGTTACTAACAACGCAGGTGTTACATGGGCAACCCCTTCTGGTAATTACCAGTCTATATGGAATACAGGTTTTTCATGGCGTGAAGTATGGTGCATAGACACAGCAAATATTGTTGTCGCTGGTGATAACGGTAGAGTAGCAATATCTACAGACCAAGGAAACACTTTTAATCTTGCTACTGGACAAGTTCTTGACAGCGGTTCTAATCCTGTTGATTTATATTCTATACATTTTATTACACCTAATATTGGTGTAGTAGGTGGAGTAAATGGTGAGGTTTACTATACATTAGATGCTGGTGCGAACTGGGGTGCTTTACCAGGATCAATAGCAATCAAGGATCCTATTGTTGGTATTCATATTAGTCAGGATCAGCAAACTATAATTGCAGTTACTGCATTTAATATTTGGCGTAGTACAAATGCAGGTGCCGTTTTTACTGCTGAATATACAGTTGGAGGAGATATATCTAATAATCTTCTACATCTTACTTGGATTAACGATAATGTTTTATGGGTTACAGGCACTGCTGGATTAAGATTAAAAACAGTTAATGCTGGAGCAACCTGGACTACACAAAATGCAGCATCTGCACAAGGTGAATGGCATTATGGTGCACACATGTACAATGCTGATGACGGATATGTAACTGGTACTGGCGCAGGTATAGGTGGCCCAGTGCATTCTACAGCAGATTCAATGGTGACATTGACACAATCTGATAATCCTTACTATCTACCTAGAGCAGTATGGACTGAAGAAACATCTTCTGCAACGTGTACAGTTTTAGAATCTTGTGCAGATGGGTCAACAATTAGCATTAGTCAAGACTTAACAAGTTTTATTGGTACAAGCATTTATGTTTCTCAACCAGAGAGTATAAAAGGTTGTTACACAATTATTGATGGGTCTTGTGATCCTGTAATTATTACACCATCACCATTTACATTTAATGTAATTCAAGATTGTGATGCATGTATTATACCTTGTTTTATTCTTATAAACTGTGAGGATCCAACAGATATCATTTACACTAATGAAGATCTTACTGTTGAAATTGGTAATGTAATTCAAATACAAGGCAATAATAAATGTTGGACAGTATCTGCAGGTAGTCAAGATGGCTGTGATTGTATCCAAGCAACTACAAAAACTGCGTCCTTTAGCCGCTGTGATCTATGTTTACCAAAACCAGTTAAACAAACTAAGTTTTACATAGAACCTGGATATATACCAATAGTATGTACTGAAGAAAGAGAAATTCTTGTAAACTGTGCATTTGCTGAAGCGTATTATTCTGACATGTTAAGTAGGCGCTATGGTATTAATATATGTTGTGAGTATGATTTACTTGAATCTTTTCTTGCTAAAGAAAAGCTTTTAATGCTTCAACTTACAGACAACATTAATTGTGGAACAAATACTTCAAACTGTGGGTGCACATCAAGTTGTACAGGTAACTGTACATCAGGATGTAGTAGTTGCTCGGGTTGTTAAATCGGCTAAAAAATTGTATATTAAATAAGATGGTACCAGTTAACAAACAAAAACATGGAGGTTGCACACCAGTTTCTTCAAACTGTGTAGTGTGGCAAGGCTCAGATATCCCATGCATTAACTTATGCAGTGGTGATACCATTACTGATGTAGTCTATAAACTAGCTACAGAGTTGTGTAAATTAATTGACATGTTTGATCTGCAAAACTATGATCTTACATGTTTAAATTTAGGTTGTCCAACTCCTGAAAACTTTAAGGATTTAATCAATATCCTTATTCAAAAGATTTGCGAACAACAAGCTGGTGTAACACCGGGGATTGCTAGCACAGGTGGAGGTTGCCCAGATAATTGCGTTGTACCTATTTCTGAGTGTTTTTACTATATAAACAACTTAGGTGATGAGGTAAGGTTTTTGTCTATTACTGATTATGTAAACTTAATTGGTAACCGTGTTTGTGATATTGTTAGTGATATTACTCAGATCCAGTTAGCTATTCAGCAACTAGATATCCGTGTTACTGTATTAGAAAATACCCCGGCACCAACATTTACATTGCCTAGCTTTACACCTGATTGTGTAATTACACCTCCTGTACCAACTACAATTGATATTATTTTAGAGGCATTAGAAACTCAGTTTTGTCAGCTAAGAACATCTACAGGTTTACCTGCAGATATCTTTTCAGCTATTGCAGTACAATGCCCTAATCTAAATAACAGCCCGGCGTTAGCTCCTGGTTTAGGTAATATGTCATCTTTACCAGGATGGGTAAACACAGTAACAAATTTATCTGATTCAGTTACAAATATGTGGCTAACAGTTTGTGATTTGCGTGCTGCTGTTCAAAACATTAAAGTAAACTGTTGTCCAGATGGTTGTGAAGATCTACAAATTGTTCTTCAAGCTCTGGTTGTAAGTGGAGAACTTCGCTTGTACTTTACTGGCACAATCCCTGCTGGTTTTGTAGAATGCGCTGGTTCTAGCACATTTACAATCTTGGACACAGCAGGAAATCTCTACAATGCCATTCTTAGTATTCCTTCACTAATCAACAGTACCTATTTTGGTATAACCATTGGTAGTACACCGTTGAATCCATTGTTGGATTTCACGATTACTTCTACGACTTGTTTTAATAACACGTCAATTGGTCAAACTTGCTTCCAGGTTCTAAGTGATACTGTGAATAATACGATTCCTTGTCCTGTTGTAACACTTACTCCTACTGCATCTACAGTTGCATGGAGCTTTAGCCATCCCGGTGGCACAGCTACTTACAATGTAGAGTTGTGGGATGGTGGTTCACCTGGTTCACTAATTAGTACATATGTACAAGCTGCTGGTGCATCACCTGCAGTTTATACTGGAACATTTAGTGGATTGACAAGTTCTACTACATATCGCGTGCGTCTGCGTATTGTTGTTGGTTCTGAAGAACAAGAGTGTTCTTATAATGTAACCAGCACCCTATCAGATCTATGTGAAGCTCCTGACACTGTAACTGTAATTTTAACATACTAAGATGAGCTACTGCACAAATTGTTCCTGCAGCAAGACAACATGTACTTGCGATTCATATCTGACAACCCCACCTGCTTGTCCAAGCGGTGTGGGTTGTCCTACTCCTGAGATTTGCTCAGAGTTTTACAACATGTGTTGTGTTGTGTATAATGGGCCTACAATTGTAGATCTTGATCCGTTTATTATTGAAACTGGAGATACTCTCTGTAATATTCTTGAGAAGTATATTCTTGATCAAATTGATGGTTGCGTTGATCCTACTGGTACCTGTTTAGCTACTACTGGTTTATCTGTAGGTACAGTTACTACTAGTGCAATAACTATTAGCTGGACAGCTAATCCTACAGCTGTAAACTATCAGTTATCTGTAGCTACTAGTTTTGCGGGGCCGTATACACAACCTAATGTTGCAACTACTCTACTAACAGATACACTAATTGGTCTAACACCTAATACAGAATACTATATTCGTGTTAGTACAGCATGTGCATCTGGTGGCCCTTGTAACTCTGTAACAATTAAAGTTAGAACACTAAATTCATAATTCATGGCAGCAATTCCAGCTACGATTACAGTAACTTTCAACTCCAACTTCGCTGGTAATCACCGCGTATGTTGGAGAACTAGTCCTTCTTCACCCTATGACTGTACAACTATAGTTACTTGTACTGGTGGAGGAGCATCTTGCAACGCAAATATTGTTACAACTGTTGATAATGAAACGTGTGACACTGTAACATTTGAAGGGTACGTGCAACCAACTTGCGAGTCAGAAGTTTCGTTGAATAAACGCGTACCCTTCTCCGTAACATTTACTCCTGTACCTACTTGTGATGGTTATAACATAGAGTGTCAATATACTATTATGACATTTAGTGTTACTAATGCTGGTACCAACTATGATCCATTAAACCCACCTACTGTTACAATTAGTGGTGGAGGTGGTCTTGGTGCAACAGCTAACGCTACTGTTGGTGGAGCAAATACAATTACAGCTGTAACATTAGTAGCTCCGGGTACAGGATATATTAGTACACCTAGTGTAGTAATTGATCCTCCTCCTGTGCCAGGTGTAACAGCAACTGCAGATGCAGCTCTTACTCCCTGTACAGTATTTAACATTACAGATTGTAATGGTTCAACTGAAGCTTTCCCGTCATTACCAGTAAATGAAACAGTTTCTGTTTGCTCAGTAAATGACTTAACTATTATTTCAGTTCCTAGTGGTATTGTAATTAATGCTGGAGGGTGCTGTTATGATTGTCGAAATATTACATTTACTGCCGGTGGTGGTGGTGGTAATGTTTACTATGTTGATTGCAGTGGCGAATTTATTGGCCCTGTAGCTTTAGGCCCATTAGCTACTCTAGCAGTATGTGCGAGCAACAACTCATGGTACATTACTAGTGGCACCGTAGCCGTGGGTGATCCATGTTAAAAATATGTCTCAGTTTGTTGGTTTATCTGTGACAACAAGGCAGCCCCCTTTAATGGGGGCTTGCTTTTTATACCCGTTCAAAACCCTCAAATTTGTAAAGTGGCTATATAATTAGTATATTATACCTATGAATAAAATGTTCAAAAAGCCAGATCTTAATAAGCCACGGTTTTATCAAAAAAATCAATTGGTGATTGATAAGGATTTTTTAAAAAGGTTTAAGGAAAAAAATCCTGATATGCCAAGTTATAGTATTAATGAGTTTAAGAAAATAATTAAAACTTTTAATATAAAAGTTACTGAGCAAGTAATTGAACGGCGCGATGGTATAGAGTTACCAGAAAAAATAGGTTACATATTTATTGGTAGTTGTCAAAGACCTAAAAAAGAAAATATTGACTTTGGTAAATCTATCAAATATGGTATAAAAGTTATTCATAGTAATCTTGGCTCAGACAGTTATCTGGGTAAAATCTTTTATAGCAACTATGATAACAGGTACATGTTTAATAACCGGGAATTATGGCAATTCAAACCATCTAGACTTTTTTCTAGAACGGTAGCAAAAACATATCCTGATACTTGGCAGATGTATATTGTTGTAGATAGTATGCATAAGATATCACGTATTATGAAAGAGGAGAAGCGTAAAAAACAAAGAACGTATCTTAGGGAGAAATCACTAAAGAACTATAACGAATTTGACATATGAACACCATAGGAGATGCAGTATCGCGATTGAGAAGTATTTTAAAAGCTGTCAATGAAGATAGTTTCATTACTGATCGTATGCTTTATACTGTTATACTTAAGTATGCTAAACTCTTGATAAAGAGAGATGATGACCGCGGGAAAATTATCCGTATGTCATCTATTTATAGTGTATTACCTTGCATAGAACTTATTGAGGTTGATAAGATAGAAGCGTGTTGCTCTGGTATAAAAACCAACTGTATTGTAATGCGCACTAAAGATAAACTACCTAAGATTCTTGATGCTACATATGGGCCTATGTTTAGATCTATTACTTCAATTGATGGCTCTATTTCTATTATAATTACTGATCCCGGTACCTATACTTCTATGACTAAGACTAGTACATTTAAGTATAATAAAAATGTATATTGCTGGATTATCAACGATTACATTTATATACCAAATCAAACTTGGGAAGCAATTAAAGTAGAGGCTATTTTTGAAGGTAACATTGGTGCATTTCAGTGTGATAGTCAGGATCAATGTATTCCTCGGCAAGAGCAAAACTTTAACGTACCAGATTACTTGTTTGCAGAAATAGAACAATTTGCTTTGAAAGAATTAACTGCCGCCGCTAGTATTCCTGGAGATGGTCAAGATGACAAACAAAATATTTTACGGTAATGGCAACTTACAATTACACTATTAAATATAAAACCTTTGACAGCTTGTTGGAAGATGTCAATGTTGATTTTAGGCAGTATGCTCTTGACAACATGATTGACCCGCAAACATTAATCAAGGTAGCCAAGCGTGTAACCTATGATTTAGGTCTAAGGATTTACATGACTAAGGAAACTGTACTTGAAGTAACTAATCATAAGGTAAAACTACCTGATGATTTCTTCAGTATAAACTATGCGCTAATATGTGCAGATCTTACTACAAAAGAATTTTTACCGCAAGGTACTCATATTGAAGAAGTTAAGGTTGTGCCTACATATACTGAAGTGCCTGGTACTATTGACCAGTGTGCACCACCTACTGTAAACTGTGCAAATTGTGGTTGCACACCTTGTGGTTGTAATCCAGCAATGTGTATGCCCGGGGATAACGGTGTTGTATATACACAAACAAATGTATATGATCCCAACAATCCTTACGGGAATGTATGCGTGCGCCCGCGAACATTTGTAAATCAAAAAGGTGAACAGTATGAAATAGTGCAGATGTTAAAAACACAAACTCGTCACTATAAAAGTGTGCACCCTATTAGACTTCGCGAATCTCAGGATATAGAATGTGGGTGCCCAAATTTATACTGGAAATCACCACACGAGGGTTGGATCAAAGATGGCTTTCTATATGTCAATTTTGAGCACGGGAATGTTTACCTTAACTATCAAGGATCTCTAGAAGATGAAGATGGTAACTTACTGGTTCCTGATCATGAGTATTTAAATGAATACTATGAATACGCGTTGAAACAACGCATACTCGAGAATCTCCTTATGAACGGCGAAGACGTGACAGCTAAAATGCAACTTATTGAAGCTCGCTATAGAGCTGCTAGAAATGTAGCATTAGGGTTTATCAATACTCCAAACTTTGCTGAGATGAGGCAGTTATGGGAAACAAATAGGCGTGCTATGTATTCAAAATACTATGACATGTTTAAGAGCTATCCCCGTAATAATATTGCTTATCCGTATAAAAGATCATACATAATGTAATGGCAAAGAAAGGTTCTCAAGAAAATGTTAGCAGCACTGTTATAACAAAACCTTTTACTAAGGGTATGAATAAAGACGTGGATACCACGTTTCTACCTGAAGGTTATTGGACACATGCTAGAAATTTACAAAACAATACTGTTACTGGTGATGTTGGCACAGTGAGTAATGAGCCTGCTAACTTTTTATG